TTGAGACTGACGGCGAGCCTCCTCTAGTTGAGGATTCAAAGAAGCCTGCAAATAGGGGTTCATGTAGCTTTGAGCTTGAGCGGCATCAAACGATGTGGTTGTGGGCGTGTACTTCAACCCTTGTGCGGCAGTGCCAATATTGCCTGCGGTTGTAGCGGCAGTACCAATGCTAGAGGGTGTCTGCAAGTTTGCGGCATTGCTAAACGCTGAGGCCTGTAAAGGAGACTCACCCGCAGATAACTGACCCATGTATGCCTGATAAGGCATGTTAGCCAAGGCTTGGCCTTGACCAAGCATATTGGTTACATATGGGCCTGCCCAGTTGGATAGGTTAGATTCAACGCCAGATAGGCCTGCATTAAAACCAGCAGTGGGACTTGTTGTAGTACCACCTGTTTGGAACTTCTTAACTTCACCGCCAGCCGCATAGGCTTGGGCTAAACCACCGGGCATGAACTTATCAGGATTGATCTTCTTGCCTTGCTTTTTGTTTCCAGTACGTGCCATACGAATTTTGTCCATCATTTGGTAAAGTTTCTTAGCTCCGGCATCTGAGTTGCCGTTACCCATGTGGGAAACCACATCCGCAGGAATAACAAACTCGCCATGACTTAAGGCGGCAGGTTGGTCATTGCCAATCTTAGCGGGGAGTTTGTCTGCCATGCCATCTGTTTCACCTTGAAGGTAACGACCTTTAGCCATACCACCTTCGGCGTATCCATAGTAAGTTTCTGGTTGTCCTGCGTTTAAAGCGGCATCGTATGCGGCTTGAACATCGGCAACATTTGTACCTGTAGCCTGTGCTACCTCGGCTGGAGAATAGCCTAACGCTTGCATTGTTTCAGCAACACCTCGTGTATCTCCAGAGGCAAGTGCGGCCTGCGTAGATGGATCTGCAAAGTACTGATAAATCTCACTAAGCTTGTCCGAACCAGAAACCTGAGCTACAGGCGGTGTTGCCTCTTCTTTTACAACATCAGCCACCTTGTTTGCAATTGCGCCCGAAGAAGAGGGCGGCAAGAAATCTTGACTGCCAGCCGCAGAATTTGGATTGCCTACATAACCAGTCTCTTTTGCGTACTTATTAGCGTTGTTGATATCTCGCTGTTCAAGTCCTGTAGCTTTTAATGCCGCCGCAATTTCTTCAGGTGAGTTTCCTGCGGCCTGATAGTCCAAGATATTCCTGTACAACTGATCTAAACCCATGTCATGAATAATTGCGTATTCTTTACCAGCAGAAGCTGACAGTGCGTTTAAACCACGAGCAATGTCTTCATCGTTTACACCTGCGGCCTTCATGGCATCTTGAATTTGTTTATTTGTAGCGTATGGATTTTTTTCAACCCAGTTAGCAAGTGCAAAATTTAGTTCTTGCAAACCCATGCCATGAGTTAAGCCGTACTTTGTGTAATCTGAGAAATTTGTGGTGCGTAAAGCTTCTTGCAAATCTTCTTGGCTTACGCCAAACCTAGCCATTTCGGCATCAATCTGCGCTTTACTTGCTCGTGGGTTGTCAATAAGCCACTGATTAATGTTGTTTAAATACTGAGCAGGTGTAAGCCCTGCCGCAATAGCCGCTTGATATCCTTTGGAGCCAAGATTTATTGTGTCGTTACCTTTAGCGCCTGTAATAGTGTCATTACCTGTGCCACCAACAACGGTGGAGGTTTTAGTTCCGCCCGGGACTACTGTTCTATTGCCCGTAAGGTTAGCACCCGCTAACGTTCCAGTATTACCCCTTAAATTAACAAAAGGATCTGTGCCGGGGGCCATGCGGGTGTACGTTACATCACCACCATAGTCAATACCACCTGCACCCGGACGGTAGCCCATCTCCTTTGTGGGAGGGGCAGAGATCATGTTACGGGTAGCCATCAGGTTGGGGATAGCCCCTTGATAGCCTGATTTACCGTACTGAGCATTGTTATTGCCTGTAGCGCCCATGAGGGCGGCTCCACCAGCAATTAAACCTTTATTGTTAGTAATAAATCTGGAAAGATCAGAAAGGCCAAAGTTAGATGTCTGGTTTACATTTGGCATTGTTCCACCAAAAGTAGGATCAAACACCTGCTCATCTAAGCCTGTGACATTGGACAGTGTTCCGCCATATGTAGGGTCAAATACCTGTTCATCCATTTTGATTCCTTAGTAAACGAGCAAGAGCATCCATATCAGAGGATGCTTCGGTTTTAGGCGTTCCAAGTGCTTGCAACTTGTAAGCAATATCACTGCCAAAAACATCTTCCATTGATTTTATATTGGCGTAAGGATCTTGGCTAGGTAATTGCACAACCTGCTGTGCACCTTGCCCGGAAAGCAATGATGCCAAATCTGCTCCGGAAGCGGTAGTTTTTGTATTGCCAGTTTTTTGAGTTGTGGTTTTAGCACCGCTAGGAAGTGCTCCAGCCCGAGACATAATTTCTGCGCCAGTTAAGGCTGTTTGAGAATTAGGCAAGTAACTCATGTCAAGAGAATTACCGTCCTTGTCAGTCCATACGTTTGGACTGGTTTGGTTGTACTCCCATTCAAGGTTGGGGTCAATATTGCCAGTCTCGTAGCCAAGCGGGTTTCTTAAGCCGCCAAGGTCATCTTTAATGTAACGACCTGTAATCTCGTCATAGTAACCAGAGCCAGTTACACCTTGAGTTCTGGACATTGGGTCAATATAACCCTCTCCACCCGGCAAGAAGTAGCCTTCTGTAAAGTCATCCGGGTTCATTCTGAACCCATCAAGAGAAGAGGTTAAAGCATTCTTGCCATAATTTAAACCTTGGCTTAGTAAAAACTTTTCAAGGTCAAACTTACCTTCGTTGGTAACAAAACTTCCAGCGGCCTTAGATGCAATATCTGTTCCTGTTTTTCCAAGAACATCTGTAATTCCCTCCATGCCGGAAACGGAATTTGCTACTTGTCCACCAACATAAGACAACAGGGCTGACTTGGCAATATCTCCAATATCTTTACCCATTGCCGCGTTTAAAGCGGCTGAACCGGCAGGGCCACCAAAGTAGGCGGCTCCTATTTGAGCGGCGGCGTTAAGGATTGGGTCGTTTCCCAACAAGGTAACAAGGTCGTTAGAAGATGCGCCTTGTGTATAAAAGATGGGGCTACCTTTGGCATCAAACTGAACGCCAAAACCTGTATTCCCTTTACCCTCATAAGACCCAGACCAAAGATTGCCTTTTGTACGCTCACCATAACCTGATTGCAACTTCTCGCCAGTGGCTTTGTTAATAATGCCACTTTCGCCTTTACCAACTTGAGATATATCGGTAATGCCACTTTTAGCCAAATCATCAGCCATGTAGGAAGCGGCTTTTTGAGGGTCAAGGCCACCCGTCCACTTGGCCGTAGTGCCTTGTGAAAGAATTTGCTGTGTTAGCTTTTTAACATTTTCTGCGGTGTATGCGTTTGACATTATCCAACCTTCCAATTTGTGCCATCGGAATAGACGGGAACAGCAACAGCCCCGCCAGTCACAACGGTTGCCCCAAATGTTGGGCCTAAAGCATCAGTAACAAAAGCTCTTGCACCTTTACCTGAAGTGACTGCGCTGGGTAGCGTAGCCACTGTGTAGTTGGTTAAAGGAGGCACTACACCAGAAGCTGTTAACTGCGTGTTTAAAGCATCAATCCTGTTGAAGTACAAGCGAAGCACGTTAAGCATCTGGTCAAAATACACACGGTCGTACTCTAACGGTGGTAGAGGCACGTTAGGTGCGGCTACCTTATTTAACTCAAAGTCTGACGTAATGATGAAGCTCATCGCCTGCCGTCCGGTCTGATATCAATACGGGTAGCACCCAACTGCCATGTGGTTCCAAGGTTTGTAGAACCCACCTTTAAGATAAGCTGGCGACCACGTACCCGTGTGTTAATCTGCCCTGTAAAGCCTTCAGTCACTGTGTATTGAGCGCCCGTTAGTTTGTTAACGTTTTTATCTACCGCAGTCCCTGTGCCTGAGCCTGAGTTCTGCATAGGGTACAAAGTGTACGTAACTTGCGGAGTTGGTGAAGCATCTGATCCTGAGAATGTCAGGTCAGGGAGCATTCTCCAAACAAAGCCAAAGTGTTCGCCATCTTCAATGTCAAACTCAGCAGAAGAGATGTAAGCCTCAATACCTGCTGGCGTACCAGTCTCGTTGTTGTCTAAGCCAAACTCTTGATTGACTAAGTTGTAGTTGTATGTAGCGGCTATAGGGTAATCCCTTAAACCAGAATCAAGCCATGCGGTACGCTCCATTGTGCCGTAGTACCAGACCTTCTCAAGGTAGTTGTACACCACATAACGGTTGGCAACCAAGCTTCCAGCCGAACAATAGAACCACCAGACCTCATTGAAGCCCTCGTTTGTACTGGCAAAAACTTGTTGGTTTTGCTGAAGGTTGATGTCTTGATAGATGTACCGACGCAGATCACAGCTTAAGGTTTGTAAACGTCCATCGTATATATAGAACTTGTCCACACCCATCCAGTACACCACACCGGAGGCCTGTGTTGCCGCATTCTGACCAAGGATGGAGATATTATCTCCCATTAACTGGCTAGACCAAATTACAGGTGGGCCAATGTATTGCAGAGAATAAATGGCTGAATCAGTCCATACCAAAATCTCTTGACGGGTCTGAACGGCAGTAACAATGCTAGAGCCGTGCGACAACTGCACACTACCAGCCTGATTGGTTGCAGAGGGTGTCCAGTTAACCACGGATTCTTGATCCGACCAGCGAATTAACATAGGATTCTGTGCTGTAGAGCCGATGTCATTACAGCCAAAAGCAAACACAAATCGGCTAATGTCAGATACAAAGACAAAGTTCTGGATGATTGGGCAGTCTGATGCACCCGCCAGACTTACAATGTCTACGCCATTAGGCATGATGTAGTGGTCGCCAGACTGCGTTCCTGTCGTGGTAATAGCCGCACCGCCAACAGTAGCCGCTAAGTTAAAAGTATTACCGCTAGAGTTAATGACGTAATAGATAGTTCCGGGCAACAACCCCGTAGGCAACGCAGATGGATAACCACTGTTTGTAAAGATGACTGGAGAGCCGTTAGGTAAACTAAACGCCGCCGTAACCACCGCAGGAGAAGCTATAGTGACCGTAGCCAAGGATGGGTCTACACCGTAACCAGCATCCCAATAATAAATTGGGCCGCCACGGTAGGCATAAACCAAGTCTTCACCAAAGTTGTTTTGGCTCCATAGACGCAGAGCAGATGTGGATGTACCGCCAAAACCCCAAGTTCCTGCACCCCACGTACCAGCACCCCAGCCAGACAATGGAATCTCGTATGGATCGCCTGTGTTAATTTGATAGATTGCATTAACAGTTGAACCACCGCCTGCCGCTACAGTAGAAGTAGCCGCCGTAGCAGATACGATTGTGTATGTGTTAGCGTCAACGTAAGTAATTGAATACTCGCCGTTTAAATCAAGGCCTCCAACAGGGGCTACGTTACTAAACGTTACAAAGTCACCCGTAATTGCACCGTGGGCTGTGTCTGTAACGGTAACTAAAGTAAGCAGGTTAGTTGTGGCAAATGGGTTATTTAGGATAGCCGAAGCGCGAATAGGCGTAATGTCGTTGTACTCACCACCTAGTTCAAGATAAAACTTTAAGTTAGTACCCACTCCGATTAGATTCAAGTTATCTAGTGTAATCCAGTTCCACAAAGAACGGCACAGGCCTTGGAATGTGGATACAGATATACGTGCCCAACCACCAATTTTCTCAGGTGAGCCTTGGCGGAACCGCACTTTGTCGGACTCATACCATCCACCTTCGTTGGTATAACGGGTGTTCTCCCGGTTAACGCCCGGTTTTAGTACAAGTTTCTTAAGTGCCATCGGTTAATCCAACAAAGCGCACTCAGCCGTGCGGCGTTTAAACAGT